TTCAAAAGTGTGTTTGGTGAACCTCCGGATTTAATAGTGGATATTGTATTATCTCTTGATACAATCTCCATTGAAACATCGTCCTGAGAATTTACTGTTGAAAAGGTATCGTTGTAATTAAAATTTATATCCATTTTTGTAATTGTTCAATATCTTATACAATCTTATATAAAATTTACATGTACTCGTAAGATGATAATATTCTTAAAATTTCATCATTGCTTAATACAGCATATCTTAGATAAAGTAACATTGTAATTGTAGCTCTCATATAAGATAGTCTCTTATAATTATAGCCATGTCCAAGTTCAAGTTCTTTTAACTCGTCCATGAACAAATCATATAAAAGTTCATTAATCCTCTCCACAGCCACATTCCTTTAATGATTTTCTAACATCTTTACATAAACCACTACAAGTTTGTAAACGATTTAATAACGATTGTGCCTCTTGATATTTATTTTGTCTAATTAAATATCTTAATACAAATAAAGCACTAGCTAAAAAATCTGCATTTGCCGCATATGGATTATTTGTACATGCAATTTTACATCCATTTTCAAATATACTGTTTAATCTATTACTTTCAGTAATAATAAAACATTTAACAATATTAAATATTGAAAAGAATATATCATCAAATCAGAAAACGTTTACATTTTCAGATTTTTGTTTTCAGATTGTTTCAAAATCAACAACTTCACCATTAAGGTAAATTTTTCCATCCTCATAATAACAGTAATCATCACCCTCATGACTTTCTGTTGGAAGGATTAATTTTTGATAAACATACATTCCATCGGCTATTAATTCAAATGAGGAAACGGTATTTTCTACCAATAAAGTTGTTTTTGTAGTAATAATGCTAGATTTATAATCAAGTAATCTTTCAATAGCTATGTGATTCGATACATCTTCTTCTCATTCAGAATAATTTGTACGATCTGTTAATACAAGATTACCATTTTCATCAGCACTAAGCGTGATCTCCAGTCTACTATCCATATTATACGTCTCTTATTTGATCATTATACGGATTACCATCTCGAATTTGCATAATTTCTGCTTGAAGTTGTCTTTCTTTAACTTCAATAAGTTTATCATTGTAATCCTTCTTATCACGAGCAACTCTATCTTCAATCTGAACTCTCTGTTGCTCAATGTTAAGTTTCTGTTGAGAATTAGATTGTATTTGTTTTTGTAGAGATTGAATTTGAGATTCATAATCTCCAATTTGTTTTTCATATTGTTTTTGCTGACTTGTAAGTTGTTCAACTTGCTGTTGTAATTGTTGAATCATATTATTTTCAGCCTTCTTACTTTGCATCGATTTATTAATATAACGCTTTAACTGTGTCATATTCTTTGCACGAGTAATTTCAACTAAATCAGCAGCATCAATCATATTAGCTTTAATTAATTCAGGAACATTTGCCTGTAATTGTTCTCTCATATGATATGATTCAGAACTATCTTCAATATGAATATCAAAGTCAGTTAATGTATAGTGTTCCGGCAATGCAGTAAATGTTTTTACAAGTCTATCTCCTAAAACAATAGTACCTGTAATTCCATCTTTATAAACAACTTTAGCTTCATTTAATAGATCGTAATTTGCTTCTTTATACATAAGATCCATTGCATGAAAATATTGTTTTGTGAGTAAAGTTGATTGATGAATTCCAACTTTTACATTACTTACTGCATCACGTTGTTCAATTTGTCCAAGTTTTTCAGCAAATACTCCAGTAATAGCAGATGCTTGTGCTTCTACACTATCAATTGCGATTTGAATTGCCTGAATAGATTGTGCTTTAATTGTATCATCAAATCCATTAAAAGTAGTATTAATTATTTGAGCACCTTCTTGTGATGAATCATATAAAGCAAGCCCATTCTTTTTATACGCTTGCCATTTCATAATTCTTTCAGGCATATCAACACCTAGAGATACAGGTATATGTGCGATATCAATCCAATCTCCTACAGTACCACTAGTAGCAATAAGATTATCTCTAGAGTACAATAGAAGATCATATTTATCTTGAAGATTCATTGTAGCCTGCATGAGACTATAAGGTTGTCCATTTTTATCATTAAAGAACATTCCGTTTATGTTTAACGAAACTTCTTTAGGATTGGATCTATTTTGAACATAATATTTAGATTCTCCAGGAGTAATATAAACTTCTTCTCCAATTTTCACACCATAATGTAATACAGAACGACGTTGAGTTTTATCTCATTCAATTCATTCACATTCATAAACTTCAATTAATTCAGAATTATGATAACTATACTGTCCTGTATCATCTCAAGGAAATAAAGGATGAACTTCTCTACCAGCAATAATTCCAGGAGTTTCTTCATGAGGATCTCCAAGTAAACCACCTCTATCATCATATAAAGGCCCTGTAGAACGTACAATAATCGCTCTATCTCCTCTGTCTCTTCTGGAATCCATTGAATTTATTTTATCAACCGCATCTTTTCCTAAATCGTCGGCAAACTCGTTAAGTATTTGCTCCTTTGTCATTCATCGTCTTATTACAGCCCTTCTTGATTTATTGAGGTAGAATTCATTAGGATTTCTCTCAATAAACGTATCGAGTGGATTAAGAATTTCTAATCCAATATCATCACCTTTTGGTTTTGTTCTATAGTAACAAATTCCTCCTATAAGAAGGTCTGTAAATAACTCCCGCATTTTATTTTTTAAATCAATGTTGCGAGAAGAACGAATATATGCTAAAATATTTTGTGCAGCAATTTCGTAATCAGAAACAAAAGTATTTTCTATTTCGGATTGAATTCGCTGCATTTCCTTTTCAATAAAAGGATCGTTGACAGGTTGTTGATTATTCAGAATGATATTTACAATTGCATTTTGTAGATATTTTCTTAAATAATCATATAAGGCTCTATCAATCTTTAATTTCTTATCTCTAAAAATATTTGAGACGGTTTCGTCATCCTTACATGTAACTTGTAAATCCGGTTCTAGTTCAAGATATTCACCAACAAGCACATCAATGTGCTTCTTAATCAATGGAGTGAATCCGACAGATGTTGGGACACCGATACCGTAATTTTCCTCAATATGTCTAAATTGTTCGGCGTCTCTTACGCCGTGATAATAGTTATAAGCTTTTTTTAAAGCCACTTTATCATAAACCAAATCACCTATACAATGATTGATTTTTTCAATTTCTTTTTCTTTTACCATCCTAGTTCTAATTCACCATCGTCATTACAAACAAGTACAGGAATCTCTCTTGTTGTCTTTCAATATTTAACTTCATGAAGTCTTCTTTTCTTCATTTCTCGTTTTACAAACTTTTTGAAATCCTCGTATGTACCTTGTTTAGACATGACCATCGGAACGAGCTCTCTGTTCAAATAAAGATAGAGAGTTCATATATCACCATCTTGTCTAACGTGTAATTTGGTGATATATTCTCGTTCCGTTGCATCATTGATTATTTGTCTAATCTCGTCTTCTATTTCCTTCATTGTACCTCGTATTTATTTTGTTTTGGAATTGCACCATGATGTAGATGTCCAGATTCATCTCTATATCATCCGAAATCAACTCATTGTGATGAAATGTCAACAGTTTTTGTAGGTTTTAAACCATATAATTCTTCATCACCTATCTCACAACATTCCATTGCTGCAATAATATCAAACTTTCGTTTATTGGCATAGGAGTATTTAAGAAGTTCGTTTAACATATCTTTGAAGTCTATTGTATATCAATAGTCTTCTAAAAACGCTGCAACTAATTCAAGTCCATGCTTAATTACAGCTTCAGTAGCAGGAATACCTATTAACTTTTTAACAGAACCCATTTTCTTAACTTTTGTTGACATTGCAAATTCTGGACGTTGCATTAAAAGGTCATCTGCTTTTCTTTCTTGTAGGTATCTTTGAAAAGAGAATTTTGTATATTCAAGCATTGCTTGACAGTTATATCATACAAGAAGTTTATGTGCAGTTTCATAAGCAGCTCTAATTTGTCTAGGTCTCGCTTTATACATGGCAACATATTTTGGTTCATCCATTCCTCGAATTCGTTTCTTTATAACAATGCAAAAATCAGATACATCTGCATCTGTTGCGGAATCCTCAGTACCTTGATCAATAGCATCAATTCCTGCAACATAAAGATTTTTATAAAATGAACCATCAGAAGCAGTCATTGGAGGTTCGATAACCAGGATGTCTCCGTGTGGACTTTCAAACGCATTAACTTTAGAATACATTTTATCGGCAGTTTTATCTCAAGTAAGTAAATAACGTTTAGGTTCGGTATATCCTTGATTAGCCATTATTTGAGCCATACGTGATGCAATTAATTCTGCATCAAACATGTTTTCTCCAGTCTTTGAAAGAGCTTCTTCTGGAGTAAAACAGTGCTCTGCACATTCATCTAGATAATCTTGACCATGAAGTGTTTTTCTATAAGCTTCATAATGTTTTCTAAATTCTGGAAAATTTGTAACACCTCTATTATCAAGATACTGGCTAACTAATGCAAATTTATGACACGGTAAAAAGAAACAGGTTAGTTCCGGCTTACCATCAATAGTATCATAATTTTTATATGGAAGAACTTTAGCACCCTTTGGGTTTTTAAACATTGTAGCAAGTCCTTCGAGTGCCATATCATCACCACCAGTTCCTAAAAAGATCTTTGTTCCGAAATGTTTACCACCAAGTTCGACTAGAGCGTCACCTTGAATTCATGATTTAGATAAAACTGGATTGGAACCAGCCTCTTCGTATACTAAACGGTCTGTACGATCACCACGAATCTTTCCAGGTTTATCTGCAATAATTGAGTGTATTTCAGACATCCATCCAAATTCTACACCGTCTTTTGTCTTTTTAGATGCCCTTCTTGTAGTTTCATTATCTACAACTTGTCGAACATGTCTAAAACCATACGCATTTACATTTAAAAAGTTTAACTGGTATCAACATTTTGATCTTAAAGAACGAAGTTTTTCTTCATCAAAAGCAGTTAATACAACTCGATAACCTGGATTAGATGTATACGGTCTTACTGACATTGCAGCTGTCATCTCAGACCAACCAACACCTCTGGCCTTTAATGCACCAACATTTAAAGCAAGTTTTTCTGCCATTTCTACGTAATGAAACCATTCATACTGTTTAGATAGGAAACTTGGAAAATCATATTCACGACCAGTACCAGCAACTGCATCTTCAAGAACTGTTTGCATTCTGTAATAATTTAGAAAATAATAATGGTCTCCAGTAATTCTATATTTTCCAACAGTAAATCCATTAACAATCCTATCCATTTCTCTATTTCAAAACTTTTTATTAGGGATTGTACCATTTGGAAATTCAGTATATTTTCCTTTTGCTCTAAATGTTCTTGCAACTTCTGTAAAAGGTTCTGGATCAAAGTCTAATCCTTGATCCATTGTAATAGGTCTATATCCTGTAATTTCATAAGACAATTCTGAATCAAAGTATTTAATTTCTTCATCAATTGGAACGTCCCATTCTGCATTTTTTCGTCTATGGTGAACTCAGATCTGATCTCGTTGTTCTTCGAGAACAGGAACATCCATTGAATCCAATTTCTTTTTCTTGTCTTCAAATAATTGTCTTATTAAACTTTCTTCATAATTCTCCGTAAACTTCGGCATTTTCTTACGCTTCTCTAACGGAGTTTCTAATTTTTTCTTATCACTCTTAGCCATATTATTCCTCAATTGTTAAGATTAATCAAATAATCCTAACTCAACATCTCCTCGTAGTTTAGATTGTGCTGCGAGATCTGTTTTATGTTGCAATTCTAACTCTTGTAACTGAGTTCTCATTTTACTTATTTCTCCAATTGACGCAAGAACATCTTTAGCTTTATGGATTGGTTTTCCTTCAACATCAACTTCACTAAAATCGATATTGTCCAAATAAACTTGGAACTTATAAAGTGTTCTATAAGCAACTTTAATTGAAGTAAGTATTGGATCTGCGTCTTGTAGTTCTTCATACTTCTGATAAGCAGCAGCAAAGTCTGGGTCCTGCAAATCTTTTTCTGTAAGTCCAGAATCTACTAAAGCTTCTTCTTGTCTATCTTTTATTGGAGATTTAAAATAAGGGGATTTAAAATCGAGAACCAGATAAATATAAGTAAATTCTTTATAAGCCCTAAGTCTTTTTTCTCCAGTCTTATCTTCTTTACACTTATTTCTCTCTGGTTCTCAAAGTTTTGCAAATTCTTTAATTAATAATATGGAATAATCATCTATTTGAAGAGTGTTTGTAGCATTATCAAATATAAAGATTTGCATATATATTATTTCTTTTTAGTTTTTCCTCCACATTTTAATGTTTTGGTGATACCTTTTTCAATTTGGCCACCTTGTTTAAAACCAACAGGTTTTAGCATTCGTAAATTATTAGCTATTGTCTCAGCGAAATCTGTACCACTTGTGTATCGCCCAGTATTAACTCCTGTTCTACTAATAATTCTACCAGTTGCATTTTCAGCTAAACGTTCACCAGAACCTTCACCAATAGTATGAAGATATGTTCCAACTCTAGATTGTACAGGATTTCATCAGGTTCTAACTCCGTTTACTACTTCTGGTGCACCATTTATAATATATGGTAAAGCTTCTGCAGCAGCAAGAGATCCAGCTAAAAGAGCAGCGCCTTTAGCAACATTTCTTCCAGCTTGTTCTGTACGCGATTGTTGATTTGCAACAGTTCTGTTTGCCGAAATATTGTGTGGAAGTTTTTTATAATTAATACTTTGCTGTAGTGTTTCAGGAGTATTATCATAAATTTGTTGGATTAGATCAGTGCCACCTTTCAGATTATATAAATATGCTCTAGCCTGATTTGCAGATTCATCATCTCCCCAGAATCATTCAGGATTTGCAGTAGCTCTTTCGGCAATATCGTTTAAATAACGTCTTTGTTGATTTGCAAGATTATTGTTAGCTGTATTTCTTTGTGACGTATTTGTAACTTTAGAATCAGTCGTTCTTTGTCTTGGAGCATTTAAACTTCTTGCTAAACCAGAATTAGTTTCAGCAAGTAATGTATCTAAAGTTCTTTGAGTTTCTGGTAGTGCTAATTGTTCAGAAGCAGTAATTACAGCAGGTGCATTTAATACTGGAGCTGAAACATTTAATTCTGTTGGTTTATCTATAATAGAACGTTCTGTAGGTTTAATTCCAGCAGCCATTTCTCTAGCTCTTTGACGAGCTTCTGCCCCACGTAAACCCATAGCTCTCGCAGCATTCATTGCATTGGCCATTGCAAATGCGAATTGTTCATTGTTTTCAGACATTCCATTTGCTCTTGCTAATTCTCTGGCTTGCCGGCGTGTAAGTCTAGTATCTACATCATGCCCAGGTAAATCAGTATAAACAATTCCACCTTCTTGCTTGTAAGGTACGCCATTTTTAATAAATGGGCGAATCCGTTGCATTACCATTTCATAATCTAAAGACTCTTGCGGTAATACTTTATGATTTCATCCGTGAGTTGTTGCAATACTCTGATTTACGATTGTATCACCAGGAGCTGGAATTGAAACAGCTGTTTGTGCAGTATTACCATTAATGTCTCCAATTTCATATAAATGTAAACCACCATTGCTATCTTTAACTGCTCCCATTCTCCGCCTTGTAATTCCTGGCCAGGGAACAGAAACAGTTCTTCTTGCAGCTTTAGCTGCAGCATGAACCGGAGTATCAGCTTCTAGATACGTTCCTTCTTGTCCAAGTTTAATTCCACTACATCCGCAATCAACTCCACCACCTTTACCAAATTTAGTAACTAATTGTTGTAGTTTTCCACCACATTTAAATATTTGTGATTCTTCCATAGGTGTATAATTTAATACGTTCATCATCGCTTGTTGTACTGATTCATCAGAAGGATTCTCTCCGACCTGTTTAAATATTTCACTAAGTACTCCTTCTTCAGAACCATATGTATTTACTGCATCTTGCCAAAGTTGCTCTACTTTTTCAGGAGAATCTTCTAACATAAAGATTCTAGCAATTTCTGATTTTATTGCTTTTGTATCAATTTTACCACCTTTAGCAAATATTTGTAAGTAATTCATTTTTATAACTTAAGCAAATCTTTCGTAGAGAACAATTCCTCATGCATCACTTGATTTTTATCAAATCATCTGCATTTAATACCCAAGAATACATTCTCCATCTCTTGAGTTTCTTTATTAACCATAGAACGTACAACTTTTTCTACAACAAACATTTTTGGAGTATTATCAATGTGATGCTTAATTGTTACAGTGTCTCCTGGATTAAAGAAAACTTTATTTTCATCATAATCATTATAAATCATAGCTTATTCATTTTGTGTTCCCTTTGGAACGATTCTACATAATATATTTTGTTCATCCACCTCTCATAGGTTTTGTTTTCTAAATGGTACTGGTTTGAGAATATGCTTTATAAGAAAAACATCCTCTCCAACTTTTACATTTTTACAAAAAGGACCAACTGCG